GAATAAGTTCAGGTGAGCCAGCACTTCGATAAACATTCATCCCCAGATGTCTATAAATCTTGGTCAAGTAGGGCGTATCGGAGTCAAAAACCTTAGTGGTTACTTTCAACTGAATATCAGACTCATCATCAGAAAGTCCACTGTCAATTATATAAACCTGTCCTCCGCTGCTGGCAGCATAAATCACGCCGTTAAGGGCCCTACTATAAGCGTTCATACCATAAGTCCAGAGCGCCCAGGGTCTATGAGACTCTTTAGAGCCTAAAGCATTCTTTATGCCATTCTCCCCGTAAATCAAACTTTTATTAGGATAGGTGTTAGCCCCCGTGGGATAGCTAACTCGGTAATTTTTACCATCCCAGAAGGCTGCACACCACTCTTTATGTGCATCAGCTATTTTACTCAAGAAATAATCAACAGCATCACTTTGCTTAATTATGCTGACCGTGTTAGTGAACTGAACTCCATCATTGGATAAAAACATTAAGCCGCCAGGGACGTGAGCAATAGTGACCGCAGCAACACATCCAATTCTTGGATGAGCACTCACCAGGTTACTCGCCAGCGTCAATTGCTCTTTGCTAGTCCCCCCCAGCTTATGTGTCGAGGATTCTTTGAATAGCATCAGGTAGCCATACAAAGAAGCCCCACCAGTGAGTTCTTGGCCATCATCGGTATAGACAATAAAAAACGCATCAGCATCAATTGTCTCGGGAAGTCCTGCCTGAGAGAAATAAACGTAATTGGGATTATCAATAGTAGCTATATAAAAGAGCTTATCTCTATGAAGAACCAACCACTTAGCTTTAGGTAAAGCACCGGAAAGCTCGGTTGTTGCACTCCATACTTCATCTGCCTGTACTGCTGTATGTTCATAAGTCAAGTTCTCGGTCATAGTTAGGGAAATACCCGCTTGGATAGTGTCTATAATCTTAGTCTCTTCCCTATCTCCGCCCTCATTGATAACTACGGTTTTTCCAGCTTCAAAGTCCGTAGTAGAGGCAACTTTAAGCACCATCTGTCCATCAGCCGAATCGTCATCCACCGTAGTATCAACCCTCTCGCCATCCCACTTCCAGGGGGTATCTTTCCCATTAGACATATAAACTGTGCCATCATAGACAGCATAGCTAACAGGGTATCCCTCGGTTAAACCCGTAACTATAGAAACAGCTACTCCGGCGGCAGTTATGGCAAAGATTTTAGTGCCACAGTTAGCCAATATGTAAGAGCCATAGACAAAGACTGACAGGACTTCAGTATCCTCTATCAGGGGAGTTTCATTTAATTTGCTATAGCCTTTTCGTTTAACAATAGCCGCCGAGTCCAAGAAACAATTCTCCGCCGTCCAGAGCTCATCGTCTTTAATCTCGAAATCAGACAAACTTCGATTGAGTCCTCCTGACCAATTACTAAGACGCAAAGGGTCTAGTTTAAGCATTATGAACTCCACCTTGCCAATTTAATCGTTCTTCCCTTGGCTAAATTGTTCATCTTCCTTTTTTCCTTTATCATATCGTAAATGATTCCAGTGCGATCTGCAGGCTTGTAATACTCATTCCGCAGCGACGCCGCAGTAATTAACTCTTTATCTTCCCGTAATATCTGATAAGCGGCAAATAGAGCAGGTGCTAAGTGAAACTGGTCAGGTATGAGAGGCACATGAGCATCATCTGATAAAACGGCACACTTATGAAAGCCATAACCATAGACTGCATACTCAGCATCAGGAGTAGGATATATCCCAAAGGCTCTATCCCAGGAATGATACCAGTTCTGAGGCGGGCCAGTTGCCGCAAGCCATACCGTTCCCGTTTCCTCAGTTACTTCATCCATCCCTGGTATATCGCAGGGAGGTAATTGCTGATTGTTATATTCCACTCGAAATAGTCTCAGAGCCTCGGTAGGATAGGGATATTCACGCTTAGCGGCTTGCGTAGTAATCAGCCATTTCCAGGTTAGGTAACCAGTTTTAATAGCTATGTCCTCTAGGCCTCGATTAAGCCAGCGCAATATCTCAGCTTTGGTAAAGCGGTCATACGTTTCTTCCGAAATCAAATCCTGCACTGTTTGTATTTCCTCTATTGCAGTCATTTTATCTCCTATGCTGGGGCAATTTGTTTTTCCCAAGTTCCAGACGGTCTTGAGAGCTTAACTCCACCGTCTGTTGGCTTATTTTGTTTCTCCGAAACTCCCTCGATACCTCTCAATCTTTCAATTAGGTCAATGGACCGGTCAAGCCAGATGCAAGCGGTAGTGTCTAAAAAGATGTTGTCCGCCGTGTCCTTCCAGATAAACTCAGCTACACCACTAGCTAGACTTTGCTTTTGCCAAGTTCCAGTCGGAGCATCTAGTCTTACTGCCATCACGTCACCATAGCTGGAGTCGGCAGCCAAAGCTTCCTTAACTGCGGATACCAGAGTCTTTTCTTTGGTAGCCAGAGTCCCTTAAGCCTTGAATACTGATGAGTTATAAAAATTCTGCGGGTTGGGGGAGGTGCCTCAACCTCGTTGAAGTCAAATTCATAAAACTTCAAGCTGTGTCCAGTACCTAAACTGTTAGCTTTGACTCTCGCCTTAGTAGTTGATACTGTTGAACCAATTGGTTTTTCAACCCAAGTATCATGAGTGATAGTTCCAGTAAAAATGGTGTGCCATGCGTTAGAATACCAAACGTCGATACTCACATCGGGATCAGTATCACCCATAAAATACTCATCGTGGGCAAAGATTTGGACTTTATCGCAATTTATGGCGGACGATAGAATAAGTTCTAAATAACATCCTACCCCTTGATGCGGGACGGTGGCGTAGGTAGCAGTATTCTCATCGTAGACGTTAGTATCATTTGCCCATACAGAATCAGGGTCATTAGTACTATCTGGCGATACCCATCCCATCTAGCTCACCTCACACATCTACTTCAGTCTCGAAGAACTCAGTTCCCTTTATGGTCGTTTTTATATAACCCATATTCTCAACCTGCTGCCTGAGTTGGTTGTCCTTCTGCATTTGCTCTTTTATTAGTGCTACTCTACCCTCTATCACGGCATCAACTTGCGCTTTGGTGCAGGGATAAGGAACAATCAAGTCCTTATAAGGTATCCCGTAAGTAGGTAAATCTGGATACTCGGGACAACTTAATCCGAACTGGACATACTCTTCGCCTGTAGGTACACCATTTTCATCTAACACTGGAAACCGATGAATCTGGTTCACCTGGATTAGTATTTTTATAACCATTTAATCCTCCTTAATCCACAGTATATTTTATAGTTACCGTCAATTCATCAACCGTGCCACTCATAGCAGTTGTAAGCAAGAATATCCAAGAATCCGCTGGAATAGTGTCATCGTCAAAACTGGTTAAATTCTGCCCCGTAGTTGCATTAGTAATTTCCGTTGCCGCATCGAGAATGTCATTACCGGCAGCGCTTCTATCGGTAGAATGGCTTGGGTCAATAGTCACCGAAGGACTTGAACCCTTAACCACTGCCTGAACCTCGATAACAGTAATAGCAACAAAGGTAAATCCCATGCAAATATTTTCATCAGCAGCAGGGTCTTCAATAGTGATAGAGAATTCATTGATTGCGGATGTCCCCGCTGGTCCTGTAGGTCCGCTTGGCCCGCTTGCGCCGCTTGGGCCCGTAGGCCCGCTAGGCCCCGTAATTGAAGCTCCACTAGGTCCGGTAGGTCCGGTTGGTCCCGTAGGTCCAGCACACTCAGCCCAGCTAGCCCCATTATGCTTGTAGAATTTATTCTCATCTTCCAGCCAGCAGCACATTCCCTCGAATACACCGATAAATTGCCAATCCGAGCCATCGTAATAAGTAATGTCGCCGCCGTGTCCTACCCAGGCATCCGTAGGAGTGCCTGCGATTATGTATCTGTCTCCCTTTGCTGGGCCTGTTGGTGCGGCTGATAAGTCCTTGTCCTTAACTGGGTCTTGCCAGCTATGATAATCAAGTATGGGAACTTTATGCACTGCCATTTTCTAGTATCACCGCTTCCTCTATAACCCGCTCCCTGATAGCCGTTGTAGATATGCCCTGGGTATAGGGAATCCTTATTAGCTTTTTGTTATTTTGCTCAAGGTATATCTTGTATTTGTTTTGTTCTGGGAATCTTCCCCACTTACTATCAGTTACCATTAGATCAACATCAAGACTCTCCAATAAGTTCGTAATATCTAAAGAGTCGTAAGGAACAACAGCATCAACGTATCTTATACCCTCTATAATCTCCATTCTCTGCTCAAGAGGAATAATCGGCTTTCTCTTGTATTCCTCGGCTAACCTGTCGGTTGCTACTCCTACAATCAGAACATCTCCAAAAGCTTTTGCCCTTTTTAACAACCGCAAGTGACCGCAATGGAATAAATCCCAGATTCCACCAGTAAACACAATTATTTTACCCAAAACACTCCCCCTTCTCTTATTTTCTCTACCAGCTTACCTGAAATCCTTCCTACCAATCCGATAGTTATTTTTTTCATTCTGGCCTTCTTGACAAGCTCACCTATCTGAGTAATTGAGTATTCCCTGACGGGAATATAGAGTCCGTCCACATCATATTTAGGAAGATTTTCCAGCACATCCTCAAACGAAAGATAAATCAGGTCGTGAAAATCCACCGACTTTATCACCTTTTTATATTCCTCGTCAGAGGAATTTATCACTATCAGACGCCGTTGCTGAAAGTAGACATTCCACGGACTTCTTTTGCTTTGAGGTATTTTCCAATCTTTCCCATACAGCCTAATGAGAAATTTCTCGGAATATTTAGGTATCAGGAATTTATACCCCTCAAAATCCGTCTCTTTGAGAGGCAGAAAATCTGATAGCTCCCAGCACTGCTCGTGGGAAAAACAAGGGACTACATTCAGTCCGTGCTTGTCAAACCAATACGTCCACAGGTCAAACCAGACATTAGGAATATTCGTAAAGTAAGTGTATCTATTCTCCTCAACGTAGTGCTGGCCTAACATTATTCTTACTTTACCCCCCCACAAGTTCGCTACATTCCTCACACCAAATCCGTTTTTCTCCAGCGAGGGCTTTATTCTATTCTCAAACTCCAGCATAACATCTCTGACATTGTTCTTTTTTGAGAGATAAGCCATATCTATGTCTTTATCCGTAGGTATAATCCCGTGTTCCCTCACAGCCCCTAGAAGTGTGCCTCCTGTTAGAAAAATCTGAATACCATTTTTAGAAAGAACAGTAGCTAAATGCTTCATTCCTGCTACGAAGGTTGTTTTTTGCTCCTTACTCCATGCCACCTTAATTCTCCCTTCTTATGCTGAGGTAATTAACAAGCATTGATAATCACTATCATAACTCGCTGCAGGCCCGCTTGGCCCAGTTGGCCCTGTTGGGCCAGTAGCTCCTGTAGGCCCCGTTGCTCCGGTCGCTCCCGTTGGCCCGGTCGGCCCCGTAGCTCCAGTGGGACCTGTTGGTCCTGAAGGACCAGTTGGCCCTGTAGCACCGGTCTCGCCTACATATTTATTCCAAGTTGCACCGTCATACACATAAAACTCATTCTCATCATCAACCCAGGCCATCCACCCTTCTGCTGGAGTATCGTCCAGCCAAGTTGCCCCATTATAGGTCATAATATGCTTGTCTTTCCCAGTCCAATCGCCAGAGCCAGTGCCATTCACTAGGTAGCGATCTCCCTTAGCCTCACCGCCTGGCGGTGCCGTCAAATCCTTGTCCTTTACTGAGGGTTGAAAATGAAAATGCTCTAGCACTGGTACTCTATATTGTGCCACTTTTCTTCACCTCCTATTATTTAGCTTTTAATAAATAAGTCTTATAAGCAACATCAAAAGGTAATGGATTATATATAGTTACTAATATCCATCTCTTATCCCCTGCATTTACATCAGGTTTTATCACATCTGGAGAACTCTCAGCCAAACCTGAATCAGCATCAAGCGTGTAAATATAAGTTCCTGTAGGTGTTATAATATGAGCGGCGTCTTTATCATTTAGCCCAGCACCATCTTCGGCATCAAGCGCCCCCGTACCTCCACCAGTTAAAGCTGTTCCCCATATAAGATACACGATTTATTTCCTATGAAGTTAGTTTAAATACTCGTATATATAAAGTCCCTTCAGCCAAATCAATGGCTCCGCCAGTGTTATTGGTTAGAACGCAAGTCACTTTATCGGCAGCCGTTACCTCGGCATCCAGAACTAAATCGGCTACATCTAAAGAAAAAGATGCTAGGGCAAAGTCTCCCAGTGCTGCCCCTACTACGTCAACCTCTTTTGCCTCTTCATCCCCATCGGCGATAGAACTTGGGTCCCAGGTAACAGAAGCATCTATATGGTCAAAAACTGGGTCACTTCCCTCTTTTTTATGCGTAAATCCATGCTGCTTTAGTGGATGCTCTTCCCCATTAGGCAACTTTCACTTCCTCTACCTTTTCTATATCTTTTTGAGCGTATTCCTTTTTGTGCTCCATTCGGCAATGTAATTGTGCTTTTTGTGCTGTATTAAACGGCGCACCTTTCTTGCTTTCTGTTTTACCGCAAACAGGGCACTTAAATAAATCGCCGGATTCAACTGCTACCTTTGGTTTTTCTTCCCTATGCCCCACTTCATAGAAATCCTGCCCAAAGTTAGGAGCATTCCTTAGTTTCTCGGCGTGGACCTCATTCTTAGTCTCGTATTCCCCATTGCGAAACTCTGCCCATTTTCCGCCCGCCTCTGTCATTTCCAAAAATACCCAAAAATCCTTAGCATTACTAACAAACTTAGCCAATTTTTCCTCCTTTGTTTTTTTTGCCGAGACCAAATTCTTCCCGGAGAGCCTCAACAAGCTCATCAAAGGATGCAGGTTCTCGACAAATACCATTCCACTCAACTCTCAATGAATAACCTTTCCGAAGTTGCATTACGTGAATTACAGTACCTGTTTTCCTCATTATACGTGCTTATGTCCGCCAACTTGCTCTGCGTAATAGACAACACAGGCAACAGTTAAGTCACCAGTAAGAGCCATATCTATCCCGCCAGAAGCAAACACGGGAATAGGCACATTGTGAGGTATGCTATCTCCCTGAAGAATTGGCGTAAGCGTGAGGTAATCTAGCTCTTTTCCGTTCTTATCGGAAATGGTAACAGTCGCAACAGCTTTACCGCCATTATCAAGCACTACGCCTATATAATATGCATCTTTATCGCATATCTCTGCGCTCTCAGTTAATAGTCCTGAGGATTTGAAAGCTTCGTGCATATTCTTCTCCTCTTATACGTGCCTATGCCCGTGGAAGTACTGCTCTGCATAATAAACAATCCAAGAAGTATCCTCATCAAGAAGAATTACATTTATTCCATTGGGTGCAAGAACAGGAACAGGGACATTATGAGGTCTGGAATCTCCGTGTAATGCCTGTATTAGGGAAATAAAATCGAGCACATTCCCATCTCCGTCGGTAACAGTCACATCAACATCTCCCTGGGCACCATTGTGGACAAACACTATACCTACATAATAAGCATCGTTGCTGCATACTTCTCCACTTCCCGTAACTAACCCTGTTGATTTACAAGCTTCGAATGGAGCCATTTATATCCTCCGTAATAAGTTTTACCACTTTACGGGATTTTTTCCCTTCAAGGGCGGATATATTCCTCTTTCTTCAGCAGTTTTCTTAACTTCTTTTGTAACTACTTTCTTAGCCATTTAATCCTCCATTTCTTCAATACTAATGTCTATTCTAACTTCCCACATACCCTCCTGGAAAGGGGGGGAAAGATAAACTCTCCCCCCTTAGAATTCTATTATCCCACTACTTGGAAAGGATCAGCAACAACTGCGCCAGCCAGAGTATGATTGTGCAGTATCCCGTGCATTGTCATAGCACTTTCTATCGCTACTTGACTATCAGGGACTATTACATAGTTATCGGTGATGAACAATCCGCCGTCTCGCGTTGTAGCATCAATGTCTATTCCTTTGGGTGTCGTACCTGCTGCCAAGTTGATGTGATTGTGGTTGATCAGGCTGTTGTAGACCAACACACCAGCATCAACGAAAATCCCCTTCGCAGCGGCACCAATACCATTCCAAGCATTCCCAATCAAGTTATCCCTAATTATGGTATTGATGAGATAAGCATCCGCCTCGATATAGCTCTTTATTCCGTTTTCCTTAAACCCAGTGATTATGTTGTTCTCGATTTTGGAGTCTCTCGTGTTTAGCACTTTCAGGCAGTCCAAAGTAGTTGTGTAGAGACCTGCAAGTGTGCAGTCGTGTATCCAGCTATTATCCAGGTGATTAGGAGACCAGATACAAGGGTCAGCATAACCAGAGTAGAAGTAGATATTCGCTACTTCACAGTGTGCAGCCTGCAAAGCTAAAATACAATGCGTAGGGTCTGCATCAGGTATTATTCTAACTCCACTATCAGCACCCCTTAATCCTAGTCCAATCAGATGTGTTCCGTGTCCTTCTTGATATATATCTCCTTCTGGATACAATCCAGGAGCTATGAAGATATAATCCAGCTTATTTGCCCCGTATGGAGTTGTGGCTTTGCACTCGTTTACTGCCTTTTTGATAGTTGCAAAAGCTGTCGTTAAAGTTAGACCATCATTAGAGTCACTACCATTAGTCACATCTACGTAGTACCTTTTAGTAGCGAATCTTCCTGCCCACTCGATTAACAGCCTCGCTTCCATTGCAGCACGATTAGTTTCTATTGTGCCGTGACCAGCATCCATGCTAGTCTTGTTGTAATCCCCTAGCACCCTCAGCCCCTGAAATACCTCTTCGGCTGGAGTACTAATCCTCTTTAACAAAGTTGTTAAATCTGTAGGCCAAGCCATTGTTTCCTCCTCCTATATTTTGCTCTGGAACTCCTCCTCCACCTCACAAACATCCCAGAGTTTTAGTTTAAGGGGGGACCGAAGTCCCCCCAATTTACTACTATGTAACCTTCAAGATTCTGTGAACTTCTCTCAGTCCAAGCTTGAGTCCAAATCGAGATAGATACTGGTCTTTTCTCTCCTGAGCGTCATTTGCCTGAAGTCCAGTTTGAAGCTGGGTAGCTGGACCATAAACTTTGAGCTTCAGATAGTTCATATCCAGAACAATCCCGTAACCTTCAAAACTGTTTTTAAGCAAAGGATGATAAATGAGGTTGAGCCTTCCGAAAGTGGTTTGATAGGCAGGGACAGTCATTCCCATAACAGCACTTAACTTATTGTTAATTACCACTCTCCCTTGAGCCCACTTGTTGTTAGCCTCGATTATCTGGCCTCCGCAAAGCATCAGCTTTTCTTTGCTACCTTCAACGGCAAAACAAAGTCTCAGGAAACTGTTCCAAGCGTCT